TAACCCTTCAAGGGGCGGTTGTTAACTATTCTCTTAGAGGTATTAGACGATGAAAATCCCAGTTAAAGGAAAAGGCAACACAAGTCTTGCTTACATAACCAATGAAGAAAGAAAGCTTCTAAGGCGAAGGGATGCTGTAAAAGGATCTCCTAATAAAAAAATGGATCATGGACTTCCTAGCTTGCGAGACGGCGGAGACGGCGAAGGCGGCGGTGGCGACTATCGAATGGAGCTAGAAAGAGAGAAGGCGTTACGAGCCAAAGAAGATGCCTTAAAAAAAGCTGGGTTTGAAAAAGTGTTCACTGCTGGTGGCACTGCTGGCACTGAAAAATATGTGCACATAGGAAAAGGTCTTAGTGCTGGTTTTGTTGGATCTCCTTCTGCATCACCTATTAAGTATGGAATGGGTGCTGATGAGGTTCGCAGATTTCCATCAATGGGTAGCGCCCTTTCTGAAAAAAAGGAACCTGAAACAAAAACAACAACATCAACATCAACACCATCTTCAGGAGGCGGAGGATCTTCAGGCTCAAGACCAAAACCAACTCGAAAACCTGCGGCCCCGATTGAAACAGCAACAACACCAACGCCAACTCCTGAAACAGAAACTCCATCAACACCTTCAATAGATGAAAGCCAGCTTCAGCAACCAATGTTAGATGAGATTGTAGCGGATGGAGTTAACTCAGAGCTGTTAGAAACAAGGTTAACTAATCTTATTAATAAGAACAGTCCCCTGTTTAAAGCGGCAACAACTAAAACCATGCAGGCTATGGCTGCGCGTGGCTTAGTTAATAGTTCAATTGCTGAAGAAGCAGTAATGAGCGCTATACTTTCAGTTGCTATGCCTATTGCTGAGCGAGATGCTAATGCATATATGAACCAAAGAATGCAGAACCAAGCATATAGCAATGAGTTTAGAACAGCTCAGAATAAAGCTTACTATGAATCATTTTTAATGGAGCTTCAGGGTAGCATGGATATGGCTTTACGACAGTTGACAGAGCAGTCAGCTAACTGGAGAGCAGTTCTTCAGGCCCGCAGTAACATTACTACTACACCTGGAATGGATGCTGATGCAGCAGAAGCAGGTATGGATGCAGTAACCCCTGATTGGTGGTCACAATGAGCAATACTGAAAAACTAAAGACGGCTGGATTAAACGCAGACGGAACCTCACGCTTATCTGTAACAAAGAAAAAGAAAAGCAAAAGCAGATGGATTGTTCCTGCTATTATTGGAGGAGCTGCTTTGTTTGCAGGCATTGGTGGAATGGGTGCGTCTTCAGGCCAAGGTTTTATGTCTTCTCTTTTGGGTGCTGGAAAAAAAGTTGCTGGATTTTTTTCAGGAGGATCTTCTTCTTTAGCAACTTCGCCGGCAATTAACCCATCAGTTGATAAAGGTGCTCTAGGCGCAGCAACAAAAGCTTTAACAAGTGATATTCTTTCAAACTCTTCTGATTCTGGATTTTTTAGTAATGTATTTGGTAAGTTAGGTGAATTGTCAGGCAGTCAACTTATAGGGTTGGGTCAAATAGCTAGTGTTGCTGGATCTACTTTAGGAGCTTTACTTGAGGATGACAGTGACATTCTTGCAGAAGATCAGCGCCAGCATGATGAGCTAATGGACTATAGGTATGCTGCATTAGAGGCTGAGCTAGATATTGCGGGAGCAAAGATTGATCTAGCAAATAGAGAGGGCGCTCTTGCTGGAACTTTTATGGGATTTACTAATCCTATATTTGGAGACACAGATAGCGTTAAAGGAAGTGTAACACCAGGATACACCCCTTCTAAGCCAGCAAGCATAGCTGGAATACATCCAGTATCTGGTGGGCTAATATCTCAAGCGGAGAATACAGCATGATGAAACCTCAAGCAAGACCAATGCCTATACCCGCTCAGTCTAATCAAGGAAGTGTTGAAGAGCAGGACATGGCTAAACTTGGAGCAGAGCAAGCACCAGAAGAAGAGGTTGCTGAAGCCAAAGGAATGATAGAAAATATTGTTTCTTATATTTATGGAGATGGTGCTGGAGATATTATTTCTCAGATGCCTAACGGTGCTCCTAAAGAACTTGGCACCATAGCTGGCAATCTAGTTACAAACGAAGTGGCTTTAGAAGAAGAAGAAGGTAAAGATATCTCAAGGGATATAGAGATTGAAATGATGGCTGAGATTGTTCATGAGCTTACAGATCTAGCAATGTATGAAGGCGCTGTTGATCTGCCAGATGAAAAGAGTGAACAGACTTTTATGGGGGAAGCCCTTACCTTTGCTATTACAGCAGCAATGGATTCTAATGATCCACAAGTAAACAATGATTCAATGATGAGATTGGTAACAGGAATGCTAGGAGCTGAAGACCAACAGCAAGCAAACGGAATACCAATGCCACAGGAGATGATGAATGGCGAAGCTTAATATCCTAGGCGCTTTAACTACTGGTCTTATTGAGGGCGGTAAAGCTGCTCAAACTTATGGGGCCATGAAGCTTAAAGAAGAGTACATGCAAAAAGAATTAGATGTTGCTACACAAGCTGTTCAGCAAGACAAGCTTCAGTTTATATACAAAGAAAATAATGATGAGATTGCTGCGCTATTAAAAGGTGGACAGTTTGGCGTAGTATCTCAAGAAGATCAAAATAGACTAAACAATCTTAGACACTCAAACAAGCAGCTAGCTAATTTAATGTTTGGCATAGGACCAGATGCTGGTTTAAGTGAAGAAGAGAAAAACCTTCTTTTGTCTGGGCAAACTTTAGAAGCTCCTACAACTGAAGAAGGAAAAGAAAAAGCTGATATAGGTCTTGTAAATAATTTTATAAAATATCTTGATACAGAAGTATTTAAATTTAAGCCAGAAAATGTTATGGAATTTATGAAAACTTTAAATTCTTTGGCTGGCTCATCTGATATACTTTCTGATACTATAGCTGAAGTTAATTCAGAATTCCCTAACGCAACTGAAAAGCAGATTGCTTCTGAAGTTTTTAATAGAATGATGAGTGGTGATTATGGAAAAGGAAATCCTAATGATAATCAAGGGGATAGAGGATCAGAAGTTCCTTTAAGTGACGCTCAATCAGAGATGAACAGAATTCCTTCAGGATCTGGGATTGATATGCCTTTAGCAGCAGGCGGCGAAGGCGGCTTATTAAGCGAAGGGCAAGTTGAAAAAGGCCCTTATATGTTAGATTCTGATACTGGATATGAGGAAAAAGGCCCTTATATGTTAGATTCTGATGCTGGAGAAATAAAAAATCTTCCATATCCTCTTGATACAGAAGTAATTAGTGCTGAAGAAACTAATACAGAAAACTTTTCTGAGTATAGAAATAAAATAAGAAGGGAAAGTCTATTAAAATTAATTGCTAATCCAAAAACATCAGACAAGGACAGGAAAGAAGCTGAAAAAATATTGTCAGAAATGGGAGAAGTAATTAGTGCTGAAGAGCAAGCATACGAAGATGCTAGAAATAAAGCGGCTTTAGGAGGGACTGGTGCAACATCAGCTGATATGACGCAAGAACAAATGGATGCTTTATCGAGAGAGACTGATAGACAAGCCGCTATACAGCAACAAGGTTACATTGGTTCTGATGAAGCTATAGAGTCTTTATATGCTGTTGGTGGTCCTATAGGTGAGCCAGCAACTACCGATGTTCTTGCTAGAGCAAATGTAAAAAAAGAATCTCCAGAAATTGAATCTACTAAATCAAGGATCATTGCATCTTTGACTGATCTTATACTACAAGCAGAGTCTGGAAAGGATACTGTTAATAATAAGTTTAATGCCGTATCTGGCAATAGAGAAGATCCAAATCTTACCAATATGACTATTGGAGAAATAGTAGATAAGTATGGTAATGATGCTGTAGGTGCTGGTCAATTTAAATACAAACAATTCACTAAACCTATGGCTAAAAAATATTTAGGGATGGAGGAAGAGGAATTAAAACAACAGGTGTTTACTCGACAGTTTCAACTAGACATGATTGCTTTAGGTCTGGAAGATGCAGGTCTTACTAAAATAGCTAAAGGAGATTTATCTCCAGAGAAGTTCCAGAAAAGAATAGCTAATGTATGGAGAGGAATGCCGCCAACAAAAGAAACACAAATAGGAGATCCTACTGACGAACTTGGCAATAAAGCTAGAGTTTCTGGTGCTCGTTATCAACAGCACCTATACAACTACCGAAACTTATAGGAAAAAATAATGAGTTCTAAGTTCATATTAAGTTCTGATGATGTACAATCAGCTCTTGCTCCACTTATGCCAGGCTATGTATCTCCATCAGAGGGTGCAGTTGAGCAACAAGTTGAAGAAGAGTCAGATTTTAGTTTATCAGGAGCTGCTGGAGCTGGCGTAGATCAACTTCAGTTTATGGCTTACAATGCTTTAAGAGCATTTGCAGATGAGTTTGACGTTGGCGTTCTTAGGACTGTTGCAGATAAAGGCATTGAAGTAAATAAGCAAGAGCTTTCAGAGTATTCAAGAATTGGATATGATGATATAGAAAATCTTAGCGATTTAAATAAGTGGTGGCTTGATAACTTAATTATTAATGCTGGATCTTTTGCTCCTGTTGTTGCTGCAGGTATGGTAGCTGCTCCATTTGGTGGTCTAGCTTTTGCTGGAGCAACTTTGCTTCCATCGGCAATCCTTGGAACAGGTGAGTCTTACGCAAAACAATTAGAAGCTGGAGGTAATCTAGACTCTAAAATTGCCATGATTACAGGCATGACTGTAGGTGCTCTTGACGTACTTACACCTAAAAAAATACTTAATGCATTTGGTATAGGAAAAGGATTTAACAATTACCTTACCAACCAGCTGGCCTCTAGAGGAGCTTTATCAAATAGATTTCATGCTGGAGTAAAGGGTATGCTTAGGGAGGGCTCAACAGAAGTCCTTCAAGAAGCTTTGATGACAGCTTCTAAAAATTATGTTAATGAGCAAGATCTAACAGACTTTAGCAAAGAAGAAGTTAATGAGTTAATTGAGGCATTCTTAAGCGGTGGTAGTGTTGGTGCTACTTTCTCCGCTGCTTTAGGCGAGGCAAGCCCTCAAGAAAAAGCTGTAGCATTAGCAAAGAAAAATGCTAGCATTAATTTAAAAGATACTCTTGGTTCTGAGACTTCAAGAATAATAGAAGAAATTAATTCTTTAAAACAAAACGAAGAGTTTGCAAGAAAAGGTCCTAGAGGTATTGGATCCTTCTTAAACAAAGAAGGAAAGAATAGAAAGTCAGAGCTAAAGAAAGAACTTAAACAGCTTATTAAAGATACAAAGTCTAAAGATAAAGCTATCTTTAAAGCTAAGACTGTAGAAGAAATTGATTCTTTATTTGCAGATCCTGTCGAAGAAGAATTAATAACAGAACCTACAGAAGAGAAAGAACAAACATTAGCTGAGATAATGGCAGCTGATCCTCGTGAGTCCGCTATTGAGAGACAACAGCAGCCTGATGTAATACCGCCAGAAGGAACTCAAATAGGAACCGCTCCTACTCGGTCCGAGATCGAGCAAAGACTAAAGGATGAAGCGGCTACTAGAGCTGACCAAGGAATGCAAGATCCCTCTGTTATTGAGAATACAAGAGAAGATTCTAGGCCTCAAGGTCCATTCCCAAGAACAAGAGAAGCTTATAGAAAAGCAGTAGCTGAAAGAGCTAACAGAGGATCTGCTCAAGAAGAAAGAAGTTCTAATCCTGTAATCTCTAGTGCAGTACCATCTGATAACGTGCTTACTGATGGAGAAGTTCTTATACTTAGGCAGGATATCGAAGAGGCTAAGTATTCTAAGGCTAGCAGAGAGCTTGAAGATATTGCTATGCAAGCTGAATCAGATGCTTTCGAGCAAGCAGAAGCTGACGGTATGGATTATCCAGAAGCTTTAGCTGCAGGAAATGAAGCCCGTGAAAGAGTTCTTCAAAGCGGTGGATCTAGAAGGAAAAGAGTATTCCCAAATCCTGAAGCTAGAAGGAAAGCTCAAGAGGAGTCTGCTAAGGTAAGGCAAGAGAGAGAAGCTAAATTGAACTTTGAAGCTCAGCGCAGGATTGATGAGCAGAAGAAGTTTGAAAAAGAACAGGCTGGTGAACTTAAAGAACAAGCTATAGAGATGGCTGGCGAAACATATGATGCTTTCTTCTATGGACAAATAAGCGCTCAAGAGTTTTCTTCTAGAAGGCAGCGGGAAATAGCGGAAATAAAAGATGGCATAGGAGGCACAGCTGCTGTCAACGCTTACAGGAAAGCAGTCCCGCTTGAAAAGGCTAATGCTATTCTTAAAGAGAGAGGCTTGCCCACTCTAACAGTTAAAGGAGAGAAGCCTACTCAAGCTGATACTACAGCACCAGTTCAGAAAGCCCCACCTAAAGGTGGAGTTGGATCCTCTGGTCAACCAACAAACAGAGAAGGAAAGACTGTTGATCCTAAAGCAGATGCTGCACCTACACAAGCAGACGTTGCTCCTACTGTTGGTGACACGCAAGCAAAAGTTGATGCTTCAAATGTAGTAATCAAAGACACAGACCCTATTATTCTTGAAGAGAATAAACGTATCAGAGAGCTTGAAAAAAAGCGACAGGCAATTGATGATGCTTTAGAGACTGGCTCCCAAGAACTATTAGACTTGGAACTGGGAAAAAATCTTGAGCATGAAAAGCTTTTGCTAGAGGAGATGGAGCTAAGAATAAATCAGCGTGAAAGAGGTCTAAGGAAAAGAGGAATTGATGTAGAATCGAGAAGAATATATGATCCTTCATATCCACGTAATCCTTTACCTGAATTTATAAGAGACAGAGACAAAGCTAAGAAAAATATTGAAGCTCTTGAGGCAGGTGTTGCTCCTCCCGTAGACGAAACTATATTAGAAGATACTGATACTTCTAGCACTAAGACTGACTCAGATACCACTGTCATTGAAACCGCTCATTCCACGGAGACACTAAATGACTTAAAGGGAATAGCAAAAGAAGGGTTAGCAATAGGTTCCTCCACAGAGTCTGCTGATAAAATGGTATATGCGGACGGAACATTTAGGATTATTTTTGATGGGCCTGTAAGTGGTAAAAAAACAACAAGAGCATTTGCTCCCAAAGATATAACAATTAAAACATCTGAGGTAATAGAGCCCAAAAAAATAAAGCGCGTTGAGGTGGATGTAGGCAACCTTCCTAGCCCTACTACAGATAATTTTCTTGATTACGCTAAAAAATATTTAAAGGATAAAGAGCCTGGACTTGATGTTTTAAATGCTAGTCCTTCTGAATGGGCTAGATTATATGATAAATATCCACGGTTAGAGCGAGAGCTAGACAAGCTTAATGAATCTGAATTAGCTAGCGAATTAGAAATAAATTCTAGTAATTATAAAGCAGTATTAGCTGATATATTTGGGAAGGATGTAGAAATTGTAGACAGGGTTGAAGACAAGACTAGCAATACCACTACTAAAGATGGTAAGGGTGCTGGGGAACAAGGAAAAGGTGCTCCCAAGGGCGCCAAACAAGGTGATAAGACCACAAGGGCAAGATCTGCATCCGCTGATGATGACGCTGAAACTACCATAAGGAAAGAAGATAAAGGTACAGCTGCTAGAACAGATCAAGCAACCACTACAACCAATAAAGGTACAAAAGTTAGCGATGCAATATCTGATTTTGAAGTTGATGATGCAGCCGATACTGCTGCTCAAGGGCAAACTGGTGCAAGCGCTACAGTCAGTGGTGAAACTGCTGACATTTCAACTGACGACATTACCACCACTGAAGCTTTCGATCCGACTAACACGTCTATTGATGCTGACACTATTGAGGTAGCTCCTACTGAGCCAGTAAGACTAGCTTATGAAGAAACAACTGTCAATTCTCAAGGTGTTCCTGTTAGAATATATAAAAATCCAGAAAACCCTGAAATTAATATTGTTGAATCAGAAGGTGTTATTCTTAAAAGATTAAAGGATAGAAAGAAAGCTGTAACCTATGCTAACAATCTAACTAGGACAGCGGTTGAAATGAGAGGACCTAAAGCAAAGGCCGCTCCTAAAGTCAGACCAGAAGGTAAGGTATATAAAGGACCTCAAGGAGTCCTTACTGATGGTGTATACAAGTTTATGTCTAGCAATAAACCATTCAAAAATACTCTTGGTAAGATGCGACTTAACCAAGCAGAAAGTTTTGGTATAGATACTGATGTAGTTACAACTGAAGAGCAGTTGTATGATGAGCTTATTACTATCATAGATAAAATGAAGCCAGCTGAAGCGCCATCAGCTGACATAGCGAAGGAAGTTCAGAAGAAAGCTGAAAAGATTGTTCCAGAGACTCCTGTTCAAAAGATTGCTAGGAAGCAAACAGAGCGCAGGGTTATGGAAAACGCTGTAATGGTTCAGGAAAATTTGACTCCTGAAGAAATTGATAGCATTAACCAAGCTGAAGAAAACAGAATAAGGGAGGCTCAATCAATTGGACTTATGGAAGACGTTGATGCTGACATTAAAGCAAAAATTGCAGCAGAAGAAGCAGCTTCAGAGGCAGACAGATTAAGACTAAAGCTAGAGCGAGAGTCAAAACAGGTTAGCTTTGAAACAATAGATAATATGGAGATTGCTGATTTTTTACAGTTAGCCAATACTCCTAGAAAACCTGGCTGGAGCAAAAAACAATTAGTTGAAATTGCTAACAACATTCAAGTAAACGATCCAGCTGTTACATTTAATACTAAAAAGAATAGGGCTGATCTTGCGGTAGATCTTATTGGATGGAAGGAGGGGTCTGTATCTACTGTAGATCCGGACGTTTTAGACCCAGACTTTGTAGATAATGTAAATTATAGCGGTGATGTCCATACAACATTTAATGATGATTCCGATCCTTCATATGGATTTGATAATAAAGCAGTTGAAACAAGTAGTGTTAAGCCTTCCAGTGAAGAAGTATTGAACATTGAAAGATCTCTTGACAATAATCTTAGTGCAATGTTTAGTAGATCTAAGGCTAAAGAATTAAAAAATATTAAGTTTATTAATTTTATAACTTCATCTGAAGCTAAAAGATTAGGCATTGAAGATGATGTTATAGCTAGCTATGGATCTGGAGATGTTAAGGTTTACTTTATACCAGAAAGAATTGCAGCATACGCTAAGTCGCAGAACAAAGATGTAGACAAACTTACTCGATCATTAATTATGCATGAGGTGGGTGTTCACGCAGGAAAGAATATCTTTAGTGGTCAAGAGTTTGATTTGGTAATGGATCAAGTTGTTAAACTGTACGATCAAAAAGACCCAGAATTTGTTAACGCATTTAACGTTGTTAAAAAAACTTACCCAAAACTTCAGTTATTTGAAAGAAGGTTTAATGAAGAAGTTCTTGCTCATGTTATAGAGTCTAAAGCTTATAACCTAGAAACAATTAATAAATCATTGTTTGATAAGCTAAAGACTGCATTCCAGAAATTCTTTGAAAAATTATTCTATACTGTTAGTGAGGATAAGACCAGAGTAGATAACCTTACTCCAGATGTAACAGCTGATGATATGTTTAATCTTATTTCTGGTTACTCAATGAGGAATGTTTATTCTTACGCATTGAAGAGGCATGGTGATAGCAAGAACTTTTCTAATGTAAGAACAAGGAATAGAGATAACTTTGTTAAAGATTCTGTAGTTAAATCTCCTATGTTTCACGCAGGACATTATAATTTTTCAGCACCCGTTCTAGATAAAACTGAGCTTGGCCTTCATGTTGGAACCGAGAACGCAGCTCTCGAAAGAGTTGCTGGAGATAGACAGAAGCTTAAGAAAGGATATATTAATATACAAAATCCTTTTGAGTTTAACGATGCAGGATACTTTGGATCACCAAAAGCATTTCAAGTTGAGCTAGGCAAAAGAGCGGGATTAGTATCAGATGAAAAAGATTTAAAAGAATACAGGGAACTTTTCAGCATTGCTGCTGGATGGGAAATTGCTATATCTAAAATTAAAGAACCATCTGCTAATGCACCTTTACTAGACATACACCTAGAGCGAGTTAAATATGCTCAAGATAAGGATAAAGCTCAAAGAGGCTTTATGGAAGATATTAGAAATGCTCTGATATCTTTTGGGTACGATTCAATTGCTTATACAAATACACAAGAAGATGTTGGATCCATTAGCTATATCCTTCTTAAGGATAACCAGTTTAAAGATGTTGATTCTTTAATGTTCCGATCAGGAACCAATGTGTTTATGGATAAGAGGGTTGTAGAAGAGTCTCCAGAGCAGGCTGTTGAGCAGTCTAGAAAGATTGAATCCATAGCAGGGCCTCAAGTAACGAACACACGAAAAGCTCAAGGCAAAATGTTTAGTGTTCTTAAGACCATGCAGAGAGCCATTGAACCATTGATGACTGTTCAAGGATACAGTGAGCTAGAGACTGCACGTATGCTAGCAAAGGGTGAGGTATCTAAAGCTCACAATACTGGAAGGGTTCTATTTGATACACTATATCAAGCCAACAAGAAAGAGCAGAGAGAAATTCTTAAGTACTTTGAAACAAAAGATGCGTCTCCTGACAATCTTCCAGACAGGAAGGTAAGTGTAGCTATGCAACCCACAGTTGCAAGGGGAACAAGATCGAATGCAAGGACTGCAGAGCGGGTATCAATTAAAGATTCTGTAATTCAAGCTAAGAAACAAATTGAAAAACTTGGGCAAGATCTAGTAGATATGGGTCTTATTACTCCAGAGCAGTATAACAAGTTAAAAGGATCGTACCTTCCAAGAACCTATCTTGAATATCTTGGTAAAGATAGAATGGGAATTGGACTTGGCACAAGTAAACTAAACTATACTAAAGCTAGGACTTCTACTGATACATTCTTAAGGGATGTTATGGATGGTAGGATAAAAGATCCAGGATTCTTAGCAGCTAGATACATTTCAATGGCGGGTGCTGATATAGCAACGATAAAGTATCTTGACTTTATAGCTGCTGATACAGGTCAGAATGGTTGGGTTCTTCCTAATCAGATTGTTAACTTCGAGGGCATGAAAGGTACTGTTGGTTTTTGGAATGAAAGGCTAGATGGTATCAGAAGGAATGCAGCTCAGATGGAGTCACTCAATCCATCGCAAGCAAAAGAAATGAATGCGTTTGCTAGCAAACTTCAAAGAGCAATAGATGCTGTTGGAACTATACCTGCTGCTCAAGGATACAAACGTATACCAGACAGTGCAAGGTATGGAGCGATGCGTGGCTTGTATGTTAAGAAAGAAATTGCTAACGATATCATGAGTCAGGAATCATTGTATACAAATAATGAATTCTTAAACTCAGTTCTTAACGTATCATCAAAAGCTACCAAAGTATTTAAGTATACTAAAGTTCCAATGAACATTCCTACTCAGGCACGTAACGTTATATCTAACATTGTGCTTATGGATACATCTGGAACTAACTTCTTTAAGATACCTGGACTGCTTAACAGAGCAATACAAGACATAGTATCTAATGGAAAGTACATGGAGTTAGCTAGGAAGTATGGTATTGAATCAACGACATTTGCTTCAGAAGAACTTGTCACTATGGACAAAGAGCTTCAGAAAATAAAGTCTCAGGATAAAGGTTGGGGTGGCTTGTGGGCAAGAAGTCAGGTATTCTTTAACGATTACCTAGACGTTGGTGGTCGTGCCTATCAAAAGACAGAGGTGATGTTTAAGATTGCCAAGATGATTGACCTTATGGAAAATCATGGCAAGTCTGAGGCTGAAGCAGCCAAGCTAGCAAACGAAGCATTGCTTGACTATAGTAATGTATCGCAAGGTGTAAGGGTTATTAGATCTATGCCTCTTGGTTCTCCGTTTATTACGTTTAACCTTAAAGCAGGTGCTCAGATGATTCGCAATATTAGGAATCATCCTATTGCTGTTGCCAAGTATGCAGCTATACCTTACATTGTTTCTCAGATGCTTCTTGAGAATAACGATGACATTGAAGAAGAAGATATTCCCGCAATGCAGAAGCTTGTTGCTGACTACATGGAAGGTAACATGACTACAATGATTCTTCCTTGGAAGGATGAACAGGGTAGGCTTAGAGTTTTTGATATGGGATACTTCTTGCCGTGGGGTGCACATTTAAGCATGGCAAAGAATCTTATGGAGGGTGAGTTTGGTGAGGCTGCTAAGACTCCAGGGTTCTTTGGAGGACCTTTCGAGCTTGTGGCTGGAATGAAAACTAATACAGATCCATTTACTGGACAAAGCATTTGGAGCGAAGCTGATCCTCCGATGCAACAGTATCAAGATATACTAGGCTTTCTTGTAAGCTACGCTACTCCACCTATGATTATGCCTAGAAATAAATCAGGTGATGTCATAGGTAATGGAGGGCAGATAGTTAAAACTCTTATGGCTGCTGGATGGATGGATGGTAATACAGATGCCGATGGTCTGCCAAAAAATACTGTTGGAAGTTCTATTCTTTCTTGGATGGGAATTAATACTGCTGCTTTGACTGCTGAAACAGCAGGTAGAAAGGTTTACTTTAAAGGTAAGGATGTTGATAAGATCATGCAGAGATTAGTAAAACTTATTGATGATCCTAATGTAAAAGAAGATCAACGAGAAAGACTTATAGAAGAGTACAGAATGCACCAAGCAAATGCAATAGAAAAATACCGTGAGTATGCTGATGCATATAGACAGGTAGAAGATGTCCTCTAGTCTTTATGTTGAAGTTGAATGGGTAGATATAATATCTACATCTGGGTGGGAAAAGTCTGATGAAATAAAGACCCCCATCTTTTGGTCTTATGGATATTTAATTAACCACGATGATGAAGAGGTTCGTATAGCTACGACCAAAGATGAGGATGGTGAATGGTATGGGTTTACTATCATGCCCATAGGTTGTGTTAGGAAAATAACCCCCCTGGGGAAGGGGGGCTATTCAAATCAAACGAATAACATAATTAGACAGGCAGAGAAAAACACATAGCTTCCGTACCAGCCAAGCATATAAATTAAATCTCTTGCCATCTTTGATTCCATTTCTTAACGGCGGATTCTTTTTGAGAGTCTACCTTTGGGTGAAAGCTTAAGAACAAAGAGCACTTGGTACATCCAACTAAGAACTTACCAATCATCGCTTTTGCTCCACAGAATGGACAATGTTTTAAACTCATAAGTATTCCCGTAGTAGTTTGCGTTGAGTTACAGCGTTTATTTCATCGTAGTATCCCTCCCCATCTAGTCCGTTTAAACTAACAACCCCCCTCCACCAAGTGTACTCTGTATCCCTGCACCAACTCTCTGAGTAGTGAGGGTGAGAGAAACATCCTGCGCTTAATCCAAATATCTTTTGACCATCAGGTCTAGTTTGTTCTGCATGATTATACAAGTGTGAATGTCCTTGCACCGCTGAGCAGTGCAGTTTAGATACCAGTTGATGACCAATATGTGATGAACTAATTGGCCTTCCTGCAACGCCAGAAGTAAAGTAGTGGGAAAATATAATACCTTCAACAGTTAATGTCCTTTTGAATGGTGTTAGTTTCCAACCAAACTTTTCATACTGTAGGTCTTTGATTGAGATAGCTCCCTCTAGTTCAGGTGCTGAGTTAACAGCCCTGTCTATTCTATCTTCATGATTACCTAAACACATGAATAGACGTGGCTTGTACTGCTTTTCTTTATTCTTTTTCTTCTTAGCGTTAAGCTTCTTGATAGGATCGAACATCTTATTTTGTCCATCAATAACAGATTCAACATCCTTCTTGTATCGTCTTCCTTCAAAACCTTTAGTCCCCTTATCATATGATGAGAGACTAGGCATATCTGCAAAGTCTCCCAAACATACAATGATCTCAGGCTTGTGCTTTACTATATAGTTTCCTAAAGCAGTAAACCTGTCGCTGTCATACTCAGGTGCAGCATGAGCATCTGGTATGATTAGCATGTTTTTATTAACCTTCAATTTTATTCTCCGTTTTTGTTTTGCGTCTTGGTTTGGACACTGGTCTATACGGGTACAAAGCACAACTTGGAATCTCGCATCTCTCTACTTGATACCTCATAGACCCTGACTCTAGTGGATCGTATATACATTCAATACACTTTTCCATAATTGCTTTGCTTCTACTCATTACCCTTTCCTTACTTCTTTAATTAGTATATTAGCATAAGATATAATCTTTTCTAAGTCTGCCAGAGGTTCTCCTTTTTTGTCCCATCTGGCAGCATACTTAATAATATTTCCAGAACAGAAGTCAAGCCCATTAGACATAATAAAATCTATTGGTTCAATCTTCATCTTGTAATGGTCACTCATTATATCCCACACACTCCACTTAAACACTGCTCTTCACTGTTGTCCTCATAGATAACACCACGTTTAGCATGAGCTTCCTCATAAGGAACAGAAGTAATAGGCTGACCACCTCTAGCACCATCAGGATATACTGTTAAGCCACGTAACCCTGGTGCATACTTAGCGATAGTCTCTGCGTACTTCATGATTGTATCCTCATTGTTTAGATCGCTACCCCATGAAGGCAAGTTAATTGTACTGCTGATAGCATGGTCAACATACTTCTGTAGTTCATACTGAAACTTGATGCGTCTCTCTGGATCACCCGCTAAGTCTACTGCTGACTCTATGTTTTCTGGTTTGATTCCTCCGTCGATAAGGGCTTGAGCTGTACCGTCGACGACAAACTGATGCTTCCATTTGGTTCCATCCGTAAGATAACGTCTGCGGTAAGCAACGGCGTATATCGGTTCCACTCCAGAAGTAGTCCCTGCGAGGATACTAATGGTTCCTGTCGGAGCAATTGCTCTGTATCCTTTAGGACGTTTGAGAAAAAGTCTATCGCAGTGAGCGTCTGCTGATCGCTTGCTTTCTGATTCATAAACTCTCATCCATTGTTTAAGTTCATCTGTCATTTCATACTTATGACCACGCTGAAGAAGCCACTCATGCATACCCATAAGACCCAAACCAATACGACTATTTTGCATCCTTACTTTTGAGATTTTTTCGTAGGGGACTTGCGCTCTGATAAGCCCACAAACAAGGAACTTACTTGCAAGATTAACAACATCCCTAAACTCATTAAGGTCCCCAACATTAGCCAGATTAACAGACCCAAGATTGCAAACGTCGCTATCATCTTCGCTAGTAATTTCTGTGCAAGCATTACGAAGCGTTTCATTTTGTTTGTCTCCAAAGTTAAACGAGAACCCAGGCTCTCCTGTCATCATAGCTTGCCTAATGTTCTCAACAAACACTGGATTCATCTTATCTTTAAGCCATGCATCATCATAGTTAAGTGATATGTTCATCATATCTAAAGGAGCAGGAGCATTGAAGTCTGCTTTCTTTAGTTCAGCATAGTTAGTACCACCAACACTGATGTCATGCCAGTTCTTAACCTTTAGGAAGTCATTAGCATCTTCATGTTGCCAGTTCATTGAGCCATACAGTGCAGACCTACGGCTACCACCCTGCATTACATTACGTCCAACCTCATTGAGGGTAGACAGTAGTGGAATAGGCCCAGAAGCAACACCTCCAGTACGAACAAGTCTGCGTCCTGATGGTCTAGCCTTAGAGATATCAACACCAATGCCTCCACCTGTCATCAAGCAAGACATAGCACGTTGGGTAACGCCAGCCCACTCTTCTCTGCTGTCCTCCTCAAGCCTAAGAAGATAGCAGTTATTGTAAAACCTAGCATCCCTACCTGCATACCATAGATACCTACCACCTGGGACAAACTTAAAGTCAGAGATGTATTGAGCAAGCTGATCTCGTTCTGTCTTGTCCATTAAAGGATTCTTTGTCCCATTGAAGTCACCACATACGCTGTTAACTACTGCATGCGCCTTGTCATTCCAAGTCTCATACTCTGTAGATGCGTACTTGTTTTTAAATATATCTTCGCCTAGTTTAGTTTTAAATGTCATTGTATACCTTCGTTAATTACTTTATTTCCTGTGCTACCAAAACCACCATCACCCCTAACAACATAACTTGCAACCTCAGTAGATAAAACTGGAGAAAGATAATGCGAGAATACTAACTGCGCTATCTTATCTCCCTTCTCAATATCATATGGCAGATGTCCCGAATTAAAAAGGATTACCTTGACCTCACCCTTGTAGTCTGGGTCAATAGTTCCTGGGGAATTAAGAACAAACACACCATGCTTAGAGGCTAAGCCACTTCTACTTCTTACCTGACCTTCAATACCGATTGGCATATGAAGTTTTATTCCAGTGCTAATCACCTTTGTAGATAAAGGTCTAATCACTTCATCTTCTGATGAACAGATATCATACCCAACAGAAAACTCAGTTGCCCTCTGTGGTATAGCACTTGCTGTACTCATCAACTCAATCCTTACTTGATCTGACATT